GAGAGCGCGCAGTGCAAGGGGTGTGCGACGCGCGCCGACGCGAGGAGTGGGACGCAGAGAAGGCGAGGGCGTTTGATGAATCGTTTCGTGACGCTCGCAGGACCGCTTGCTGTGTGGTTATTTTCGAGTGACGACCAAGAACGAAATGGAATTTGATTGATCTGATATGACACTTCTGTCAGTTTATTGTCAGGATATCCCAAGGGCTCGCCATGATCCAAGACCGTATCAAAGAGTTGCGCCGCGTCCCCGCCTCGCAACTGATCCCGCACCCGCTCAACTACCGCAAGCACCCTGCCCGTCAAAAGCAGCTGCTCTCTCAGCTCTTCGGGGAGATCGGCTATGCGGATGCTCTCCTCGCCTATGAGACCCCCCAGGGATTGCAACTCATTGATGGTCACCTGCGCGCTGAGACGACCCCGGATCAGGAGGTGCCGGTGTTGGTGCTTGACGTGACAGAGCAGGAGGCAAATAAGCTACTCTTGACCCTCGACCCCCTGGCTTCTCTTGCTGAGACAGACGCGGGGCTCTTGGGGGAACTGCTCAAGAGTACTGAGACCACAGGGGAGATTGACGCATGGCTACAAGAGAGGGCCGAGGAGGTGGGGCTCACACCGGAGCCTCTTGTGGAGCCTGCCGAGGTACCCCCGGACCGCTATGCTGAAGTATGTAAGAAGTGGTTCGTGCAGCCCGGTGAGATATGGCAGTTGGGTAGGCATCGCCTCTTATGCGGGGACTCGCTGTTAGGGGCCAATTACGAGCGATTGTTGGCAGGTGATGCGCCCGCTCTGGTGATTGCGGACCCGCCCTATGGTGTATCCATTGTTAACCCCGACACTGGCACCGTCGGGAACGCCGCACCTGGCAGGGGTATTTATGCCCCCATCATCGGAGACGGCAGTACGGATACTGCACATAGGTCATCAGCCGCATGTATGAGTATCTATCCTGCTGCTGTGCATGTCTGGTGGGGAGCTAACTATTACGCGAGTGCGCTACCTGACTCCATGTGCTGGCTTGTTTGGGACAAGGATAACGGAAGCGACTTTGCCGACTGTGAACTTGCTTGGGTTAATCAGAGAAAGGCGGCCCGACTCTTCACGCATCAATGGTCTGGCATGGTACGAGCCTCCGAGCGCGACAAGCGCTGGCACCCGACCCAGAAGCCCGCCGCGCTCGCCTCATGGGTCTACTCTCTTTTTCTGAAGGAGCCTTCCGTTATCCTTGATCCATTTGGGGGTGCCGGGTGGTCGCTACTTGCCGCCGAGACGGATGGTCACAGCGCCCGCGTGATTGAGATGTCGCCCGAGTATTGCGCCGTCATCTGCGAGCGTTGGCACCAGCAGACCGGCCAGACCCCTGTTTTGCTTAACACTGCTAACTCCATAAAAAGGGGGGCCGAGTGAGACCACGAGCCACCGACGCAGATCGCGCCAAGGTACAGGCAAAGGTACTCTCTGCGCTACGCAGCGGCTCAACCGTGGAGGCAGCCTGCTCCTTTGCTCGTGTGTCGAAGGTGACATGGTACGCATGGCTCAAGAAAGATGCGGCACTGCGCGATGATTACGAGGAGGCGCTCGCGTCTGCCGAGATTGCGCTCGTGGTCGAGATCAAAAAAGACAAATCGTGGCAGTCAAAGGCGTGGCTCTTGGAGAGGCGCTTCCCAGATCGATGGGGCAAGCGAGAGCCTGCCGTTGTCTCAGTGGTGCAGGATTTTGTTCTCAAGTGGCCTGATGAGCAGTAAGTTAATCCCTCCGGGACTACACCCGCTGCAGCGTACAATTGTCGCGTGCTCTTCACGTTTCAGGGTCGTGGTCTGCGGTAGGCGCTGGGGTAAAACGCGCGCAGGCGCCTATCTTGCGCTTCGCGAGGTGGTGAGGGGTAGGCGCGTCTGGTGGGTTGCTCCGGTGTATTCGCAGGCTATGCTTGCATGGCGCTTGCTACGCCCTCTATTTGCTCAACTCCCCAACGTGCTCATCGCTGAAAGTACTCGGTGTATTCGCTTAGGGCGTGGTGAGCTCTGGATCAAATCAGCAGACAACCCCGATACGCTACGCGGTGAGGGCCTCGACGGGGTCGTCATTGATGAGGCTGACTACACCTCTGAGGTCACCTGGACACAATCGCTTCGTCCTGCCCTGGCTGACCGCAAAGGCTGGGCGCTCTTCATCTCAACCCCGCACGAGATCGGGGGTTGGTTTCAGAAGCTCTATGAGAGAGGGCAGAGTCGCGAGGATGCGCAGTGGGCGAGTTGGCAATATCCCTCCTGGACGAATCCCTTTCTGGACCCCGCCGAGATCGACCAGGCGCGCGCTGATATGAGCGAGTTGGAGTTCCGTCAAGAGTTCGGCGCCGAGTTTGTGGGGCGGCCCGATGCGGTCTACCACAACTGGGAGCCGCGCTCTCACATTGCGCCCTGCTCTTATACGGCTGGTCTCCCTCTGTATGTGGGCCTTGACTTCAATAACTCGCCTCGCGTCGCTGTCTTCTTGCAGAAGCAGGGGGAGGTGTTCTGCGCAGTGGGCGAAGTCTATCACCCGTACCAGGCGACGACAGACGAACATGCGGCGATGGTCGTGGCGTGGCTCTCCTCTCGTGGAATCAATCACCAAAAAGGGGGTCCTGTCGTGTGCATCGCCGATGCCAGTGGAGCCGCGAAGCAGCACACCGGCAAGAGCGACCATCAGGCCTTCAAAGATGCAGGCTTCGCGCTCGATGTGCCTCCCGCCAACCCCCCAATCCGTGACCGGGATAACGCGGTGCTGGGCTACCTGCGCAACGCCAAGGGCGAGGTCAGGATTAAGGTAGACCCCTCTTGCCGTCACCTGATTGAGTCGTTCGGTAAGTTCAAGCACGGCGACAGGTCGCGCTCCCCGTGGGGCCACATCCTCGACGCCTTTGGCTACGTCATACACCGCAAGACCGCCAAGAGTGGCGGCGGCATAGGAGGCTACTCGTGAGCACGTTCCCTTATCTGCACCCCGAATACAGTGAGCGCCTGCCTGATTGGCAGAAGTGGCGCGATGCCAGCGACGGCGAAGACGAGATCAAAGAGGGCAAGGAGAAGTATCTCCCCAGGCTCTATGGTATGAGCGATGCTGAGTATCGCCCCTATCTCGATCGCGCCGAATGGTACAACGCCAGCGGCAAGACCGTTGACGCGATGGTAGGAGCCCACCACCGGCAACCCATCGCCGCGCAACTCCCCGGTCTCGAAACCCTTAAAGAGAAGGCCTCGCACAATCAGAGCCTGGAGGAGCTCGGGCAGAAGGCCACCCGGGAGATGTGGCGCGTGGGTAAGCTGGGCATCCTCGCCGAGATCCTTCCCGGTGAGCTTCCCCAACTCTACCTCTACACCGCCGAATCAATCGTCAATTGGCACTATGAAGACGATATCTTGCGGTTTGTTATCCTCAAAGAATGCTACAGCGAGCCCAAACCGGGCGCCCCTTACACCTTCGAAGAAAAGGAGCAGTATCGCGTCTGCGAACTGATCGATGGTGTCTATGTCCAGCGGGTGATGCGCGAAGTAGAGGCCGCCGGGCAGAAGGGGTGGGCCTTCGTCGAAGAACTCACCGTCTTGCCTCAGATGAGCAACGGGGAGCGCCTGGCTGAGATCCCCTTTATCGTCGTCGAGTACGAAGACAATAACGGGGAGTGTGGCGGAAGCCCTATCGCGGATATCGTCTCGCTCAACCTCAAGCACTACCGGGTGACCGCCAATAAGCAGAACTACCTCAACATCTGCAGCACCCCGATCCTGCATATTGATGGGCTCGCCGAAGAGGACCGACCCAAGACCAAGATGGCCCTTGGGGTGGGGCTCACGATCTTTACGATGGGCGGCTCCTCGTCCTACACCGAGCCCAGCGGCACCGCACTCACCGCACTCGGCGCCGACCTGGCCGCCAAAGAAGACCAGATGGCAAGAATGGGGGCGACCTTCCTCCGCGCTGCTAAAAAAGCCGTCGAGACCGCCGACGCCTTGAGCATTGCCGCACGCGGAGAGACCTCCGTCCTGCAGCAAATCACCAACACCCTGAGCAAAGGCTTCACCATCGCCGTACGCTTCCTCGCGCGCTGGCTGGGTAAAGCCGATGCAGGCTACTCGGTGACGTTCTCCAGTGAGTTCTTTGATGCGAAGATTGAGCAGTGGGAAGCTGAATTCCTGCTGAAGCTCTTCGCGTCCAACCAGATCGACCTCTCGACCTTACTCGACGCCCTCCAGACCGGTGGGCTCTTAAAGAAGGAGTGGGTGCAACCCCTCCTACAACGGGCGCAGACCGCCCAGAAAGCGCTAGACAATGGCAGCACTCAAGCGACGATTAACAGCAGCACCGGAACCAACCCTGGCGAGCCTCTACCGGCAGCAAGGCTCTGAGTGGGTGCTTGACGTAGAGGAGGACCCAACCCCGGCGCCTCCACAGAACGATGATGCAGCGATCCGACTGCGAGAGTTCCGTGAGAACAACATCGCGGCGCAGCGGCGCATCAAAGAGCTGGAAGACCAGATCGCCAAGGTCGCGCCCGAGAGCAACAAGGCGAAGAGCCTGGAGGAGCAGGTGGCGCAGATCAACCGAACCCTCCAGGAGGAGCGCGCCGCACGCGATGCCGCCGAGAAGCGAGCCCGCGCGGAGTCGTTCCGCTCGACGTTCAGCGGCGCCACGAACACCCACAAGGTCCGGGATGACCACGCCGCCCGCGCCCTCTTCGCCATCGCGCAGAACACCTTTAAGCCACAAGAGGATGGCTCCTATGTGCCCTATGAGGGAGACAAGCCGCTCTACTCTCGGCAGCGAGGCAAAGAAACAGAGCCGATGCCGCTGGAGGAGTGGGTGCAGGTGCAGCGCGAGGGCGCCTACAAGGATCTTTTCGTGCAAGCCCAGGGCGGTGGGGCGCGTGGGTCGTCTGGCGTGAGCGGCGCGGGTGGCTCGCGGGTAGCATTGACCCGGGAACAGGCGCAAAAGCCTTCTCCGGAGCAGTTTAGCGCCATGCAAAAGGGGCTCGTTGATATTATTGATTGACACCATGTCAGTCTTATGTCAGCTTTTGAACATGCCTACCGCTGTGTAAAAACACACAGCACACATCAAAGGGGGCTGCAGGGCATCCGGTGGATGCTCGCGGCGCTCGATGATGCCTCGCTCCGGTGGAGACGAGGGCCGCTCCGGTGGAGAGGTCGTTTTCAGGCAAACGATCTCTTTCAACAGGAGCGCCTCTCATGGCCAATACCTTAACCTCGTTACTCGTTACCATCATGTCGCGCGGCTTGCCTTCGTTGCGCAAAGCCTGCGTGATGTCTCGTCTCGTTCGCACTGACTTTCAGATGGAGCTCTCCAAGCAGGGCAAGACCATCGACCTCCCAGTGCCGCAATCGCTGACCGTCTCCGATGTCACCTCAAGCTCAACCCCGCTCTCTCCGACCGGGCTCACTCCGACCACCGTCCAGATCTCGCTCAACAAATGGAAGCGCGTTCACTTCGCGCTCGACGACCAGGAGCTCACGCAGATCGAGTCTGATATGAACTTCGTCCCCATGCAGATGGGGGAGGCGTTTAAGGCGCTCGGTGAGCAGGTCAACTCTGACCTGATGGCGCTCTATGCCGATGTGTACGGCTACGTTGGCACCGCGGCGACTACGCCGTTCGCGACCACCGTCGCCGGCGCCACCGATGCCCGCAAGGCGCTCGCCAACCAGCTCGCCCCGCTTGACCCTCGCTATGGGGTCTTAAACCCTGACGCGATGGCAAACGCCCTCTCTCTCGCGGCTTTCTCCAGCTTCCAGCAGTCCAGCGACCCGAATGTAGTCATTGAGGGCTCGCTGGGTCGTAAGTACGGGATGAACTGGGTGGAGGACCAACAGATCCCCACCCACACGGCGGGCACCGGCTCCGGTTACTTAATCAACAACGGCGGTGGCTACGCAGCCGGCATCAAGACCGTCGCGGTTGACACCGGCTCTGGCACCATCATCGCGGGTGATGTCGTCACCTTCGCAGGCGTGACCGGCACCTATGTGGTCACCTCGGCGCTCTCCGGTGGCTCCTTCAGCTTCTACCCGGGCCTCGCCGGCGCGGTGGCTGACAACGCCGCGGTCACCCTCAAGGCGACCCACGTCGCCAACCTCGCATTCCACCGCGATGCCTTCGCGTTGGTGGTTCGTCCCCTCGACGACGTCGCACAGAAGCTCATCCCTTCGCTCCAGATCGTCACCATGCAAGACCCTCTGTCCAAGATCCCGGTGCGCCTGGAGATTTCCAGGCAGAACAAGCAGACCCTCTTCGACATGGACATCCTCTATGGCGTGAAGACCTTGCGCCCAGAGTATGCCTGCCGCATCGCCGGGTAATCCGGGCGGCGTTTCGGCGTCGCTTCTTGCTGCACTGGATGAGGAGTCCGATAGCCCATCCAGGCTGATGGTGGTTTCGGTCGCTCGGCTGTGGCGACAGGGTTGGCGGGTGCAGTCTGGGTTCATACCCCAGACAGGGGTTCGAGTCCCCTGCGGCTCTTTGGTGTCTGGGAGGTCGATGGACGACGCGAGGATTCTCAACTGTTCCCCTCGCTTGTGGGTTCGAATCCCGCCCCAGATTTTTTTGAGGTGATGCGATGGCGTTTGAAGTCGAGACAGGAACAGGCTCTCCCACGGCGACCAGCTTTTGCTCGGTGGCGTATGCTGACACGCATCATGCCAAGAACAAGCGCACCGCCACGACCTGGGCGGCTCTTACCACCGGGGAGAAGCAATCCCGACTGGAGACCGCCACCGAGATTATCTGTCGCGACTGCTACTTTGCGGGATATCCGGTCAAGACCATCGGCACCACCTCCGAGCGCCAGCGCCTTGAATGGCCGCGCGCCGAGGTCTGCGATCGCAACGGGTATTGGATTGACAGCGACATCATCCCAGAAGACCTGCAGCGGGCCACCGCGCAGCTCGCCGGGGAGTTGGAGCTAGAGGACCTCGACGAAGAGCCCACCCGGGGATTGTCTTCGTTGGGGGTCGGCTCCATCCAGCTCGTGTTTGATAAGGCCAATGAGGCCAAGCCGCTGGTGCGCGCTGTCTATAATTACCTGCGACCCTACTTGACCAATGGAGGCTCTAGCAGCTTCGGGAGCATGGTGCGCTGATGCTTGTCGCCCTCTCATGCGCACACGGCAAAGGAGCCTGTATCCAGGGCGAGGCTGCTTGTGTCTGCGGCCAGCGCTATCACTCCGCACACGCCTATCGACGCAACCACGGGCGCCAGACCATCGCGCGCTTGTGTCGCGCCTACAAATGGGCAGAGCGCACCGCGAAGCGCCTGGCGAAGAAGTGTGAGGCTGGTCATGGGTCTTAAAGGCACCGTCAAGAAGGGACTCGCCATCGCCAAGGGGTTCGTCGAGAAGTTTGAAGATGCGCCCGCGACCTACTCCCCAACCTCTTCAGCGGGCAAGGTGCTGCAGCGGCTCACGGAGCGAGTTGCGGCGCTCACGCCACTGACGGCGCCCGCGATGGGATTTGTCCAAACCACTGGGTTCATCGGCGTTGATATCGCGTTCGAGGGGTACTTCAGAAAGTTCTTGTTTGAGGTCGCCAACCAATCGCAGGGCACCTTTGCACGCAACTCCAAAGACACCCCCTTTTCGTTGGATATCACGCTGGAGGTTGGATACCCGGCCTTCCCTGTCGTCGAGGTCGCGGGGGTCAACTACTCCGTGCCTGATCTCAAGGTCGAAGATGCGCGGCTCATTGATGCGCTGATGATGGGCGGTGACCTCTTCACGAACCCAACAGACCTTGGCCTCTCCGTTACGGTCAAGATGCTGGGTGGGTTTTATGACATTGGTAACACCAAACGGAGAGCGCGCTATGTGCTCGAAGTGGTGGAGGTCTACTGATGAGTGACCCCGTCATCTCCCCCAAGGCTTTGCAAGAGATCGCGGATCTCGTTGCTGACATGTCGCAACAGCAAGCCATCGCCGGCATTGACGCCAATGGTCAGCCTTTCCCGCCCGGCGTGACCCTGATTCGCACTGGAGCCATGCTGCGCTCCATTCATGGCGAGGTGCGCAACGGAGAGCCCTGCGTGGTCGCAGATACCGACTATGCGCAGTACGTACAGGAGCGCATCCCGTTTGCGGGCATCGCGCCGCAGTACATGTCCGAATTTGAAGCAAAGGCACAACAGATTTTAGAGCAGGAAATCACCCTGCCTGATACGGAGATATAATGGGAGCATCACCAGAGCAGTTTCGGCGCGTGGCCTTCGCCAAAGAGACATCATTCAAGACGGCGGGCACCTGGGTGAATGCCAAAGGGCTCTTGACCCCGGTCGATATCAAAGCTGATCGCGAGCGTATCAAGCGCGATGATGCGATGAACAGTCGCGGTGATGTCTATGCCGATGAGCACGGGCGTCAGACCTACAGCGCGAGCCTGAGCTACTACCTCACCGCGAACTCTTACGCGGATCTCAAGACACTCTTTACCGCAGCACTGGGCACCGAGAACGCAGCCACCACGCTCACCTTTTCGAGCACTGCGACCAACCTTGGCGTCAATATCTCTGGCGGTGGGCCGGCGGCGCTCATTCGTGCGACCGGCAACGACGGAAAGACCTACTTCGTCGCGGTCGATACCAACAACGCCAACGCCCTGACGTACTTCCCCTCTCTGCCCTCGGGTGTGACCACCACGGCGATCTCTAACCTCTCGGCTCTCTCGGGTGGGGTATTTGATTTTGACGATGAGGGCGAGCCCGCCGATACCTTCAGCATTGAGTCCGATTGGGCCACCAAGCCAACCCAGTATGAGCAAGAGGTCATTCTCGCCAAGGGTTGCCCCATCACCAGCGCGAAGCTCAACTATGAGAAGGATAAGCTTCTCAGCTTTACGTTTGGGTTCGGGATGGGGGCTGAGTACACCGAGACGGCAGGGCCTGCCGTCAACCTCTCAGACCCAACGCCCTGGAGTGTCCCTTATCTGGGGTGGGCCGGTGATTGGATCTTGGCAGCTCCTGCACAAGGCACCGGCGCTGGCTATCTCGTCAATAACGGGGCGGGCTATCCAGCGGGCACCACCACGATCGCGATGGACACTGGCACCGGCACGATTTTGGCGGGCGACAGCTTCACCATCGCGGGTCACACGGGCGAGTTTGTGGCGACCCAGAACGCCACCACAACCGCGCTCACCTTTCAGCCCCCGCTGCAAAGCTCCATCGCAGACAACGCGGCGATCGCCTTGGTGGGTACTCCAACCTGGGCAGCAAACAAGGCCGGCATTAAAAAGCTCGACCTGGAGATGGTCCCGGAGATCATCCCAGAGACGAAGCCCACGGGCCTCGACGGCGGGAGCACCATCACCTCGACGCTCTCCGGCTCTGATATCTCGGGTTACACCCGGGGCGGCGGGCTCAAGGGGGACGTCACGCTCCTGATTCCCTGGGATGCGCGATGGAAGCCCCGCTTCAAAGCAAAGATCCCAACCAAGCTCTTTGGTGTGATGTATCCCGGAGCGCCAAACAGCACCCCCATCCCGGTCAATCGCGCCATGCTCTACATCCGCCGATTAATCCCAGTGGGGACGCCCGTCATGGTCCCTGATGGAAGCGTGAAGTGTATGCAGCTCACGTTCATGATCGAGCGCGATTTGACCGCCAACGGCGTACCAGAGCGCCTGCACTTCGGCCTCTCCAACGCATAACAGGAGCTCCCTATGTCTCTGAAGATATCTCTTGACCTTCTTGCCCCCGGGCTTCGCTCCTTCTGGCTTAGCGTCCCTCGCCACGCCAAAGACCCCTCGCAGGGCTGGGCGCGTGTCAAGGTCGCAGAGCTTTCCAAGAAGAAATGGGACCTCTTATGGGGGGCCGTGCTGGAGGCTCAAAGCTCACTACAGGAGGCCGCCACCAAGGGCGCCTCTGTCGCTGAGTTGGTCACCTTGCGCGAGGCTGCGCGAGAGACCGGGCTTGCTGTCTTGCGGGCCTGCGTCATCGACCACAACGCCAGCGACTTTACCGCCGAGTGCCCTGTCATGGAGCCAACCGACCCCGACTACGCCCTGACCCTCGCGGCATTGGTTGAGAGCGGCTTTAGCTCGGAGCGCGCGCAGGAGGGTCTTGCCACTGGGCTGTTGCCCATCCCCTTTGGGAAAACAAATGGGGGGCTCGCGGAAGAGACCTTGCAACTGTATGAGCGCCTCGCGCCTGACCGGGCCTTTGTGCTCAACCTTACGACGATGATCGCGCGCGCGCAGGCAGGCGATGTGCTCACTGCGGGCGACATCTGGCGCAGCGAGGGCGTGAGCGAGGACAAGATCCCCGCCCCTTTCGCAAAGCCGAAGGAGCCGACGACGTGACACTCCACCAGGCGCTTGCGTGCGTGTATCTCCTCTCGCAATCGGTAGAGCTCCAGCCGAGCGCCGGGGGGCAGGTGCGCGTGTCGCTGGCGGTTGGATGGCGCGGGGACTACGACTGCCAGAGCTGCACCCAGCAAGAGGAGCGCGGCCATTGTCCTCTTCTTCCTGGGTCCACCAAAGGCACACAGGCGACCTATCTGGATGATTCTTTTGACGAGGCCCGCGCGATCTATTCCTGCCCGCAAGGCGTGGTGCTGCGCCATCCTGGTCTTGTGCCCACCCTCGCGACTTTCTTTACGGTGATGGCTGCGACGCCCGCCGGGTACTATGGCGCCGATGGGTTGGTAGGGGAGGCCTGCCGCGTTGCCGATGCGTTCCGCTCCCTGACCTCCATTGAGCGCAGCTTTGAGGCGCAGATTCGCAGCCGGCGGGCGATGATGGATCGCGCAGGGGGCGAGTAATGGCGAACCCCCATCAAATCCTTGGCACCGCTGTCATTGTCCCCACCGGGGGTCTCTCGCTGTCGTGGTCAGCCGTCGCGGTAGATAGCCTCTCTGCGACCCAGGCCATCTCCGGGAGTGCAACCCTGACGGCAGGCACCTACTCCCCGTGGGGCTTTGTCAACCACGTCGCCAAGCAGCTCCGCGCGAGCCTCTTTGCTGTCATCAACGCAACCGCATGGTTTAGCACCAAGCCCGCTTCTGTCGCAGCGCTCCCAGTGCAAATGGGTCTGCCCGCGGCAGGGCCCACCGATGGCGTAGGGCAGACGCTCTTGCGCCTCAAGTGCGCCTCGACGGGTGGCGCGCTGCATACGGGTCTTGCGACTTCCTGGCAGAGCTTCTCTCTGGTCAACACCAACAACAACTGGTGTTGGGCAGGCATGGCCTACCCGGGCGAGACAAGAGCCCTCTCTATTTCGGCGGGTGGGTTTGATGACACCGGGCGCTTTCAACCGCGCTGGCTCTTCGTGCTGCGCTCGAGCTTTCAAGATAGCGGCGACGATCACGCCTGGTCGAAGTTCATGAGTCACCAGCTCGGAAACAATAAGGTCGCTCAGTTTACGCTCACCA